GGTGCAGAGAAACTTTCTAAGATCACTGGTATGGATGGAAAGAAATTGAAGAAGACTTACTATAAAAATATGCCAGCGTTAGCAGAACTTACTAAGAGAGTAACAGCTAAGGCAGAGTCAGAAGGTGTATTAAATGCTATAGATGGAAGACCAATAAAAGTAAGATCACCACATAGTTCTTTAAACTTTTTACTTCAGTCTTGTGGAGCAATAATATCTAAGGTGTGGTATAACATCTGCTATGAAGATATAACTAAGTCAGGTCTTGTATATGGAACTGATTGGTCTTTCTTAGCTCACATCCATGACGAAATCCAATTTGCAGTTAGAGCTGAATTTTCAGAACAGCTTGCACTCATCGCTACTGAAGCCTCTAAAAAAGCAGGAGAACGGCTTAGAATGCGAATTGCAGTTGAGTCGGAATATAAAATTGGAAACAACTGGGCCGAATGCCACTAAGGTTTGTAAAACTTGTAAGCAAGAAAAACCTTTAGATGAATATTACAGACTAGGTGCTATTGGTACTAGATCTGATTGTAAAAATTGTTATAGCATAAATGCACATCTTTATAAGAAAATGCGTAAGAATCAAGTAGCTCCAGAGGAAGGTACTGCTTGTGAGTGTTGTGGTGATAGTACTAAAAAGCTAAATTGGGACCATGACCACGAAACTAAAGAACATAGAGGATGGATTTGTTGGAACTGTAATGTAGGTATAGGAAACTTAGGTGACAATTTAGAGGGTGTCACAAAGGCGGTTGAGTATTTAAAGGGAGCAGATAATATTCAAGAACCTAAGAAAGACATTAATGGCATCTGCGACATCTAATACTCTGCTAGTTGATGCAGATATGATGCTGTATAAAGCAGTAGTTAATTGTGAAGTAGAGATTGAATGGCAGCCTGATATTATTACAACTCATTTACCTTTAGCTCCAGTTAGGTTTCATTTTGAAACAGATTTGAATGTAAAACTACAGATGGCGGCTGCTGAAGAGTATGTATTATGTTGGACTCATCCTCAAAACTTCCGTAAAACAGTTGATAAATCATACAAAGCAAATAGAAGGGCTACAAATCATAGAGTAAAACCAGTAGGATTTAGAGAAGCTAGGAAATGGGCTGAAAGCAATCACCCATCCGAATGTTGGAATAAGCTTGAAGCAGATGATGTCCTTGGAGTTTTAGCTACAAGGGATACTTACGAAAGTCCTATTATTTGGTCAGGTGATAAAGATCTCAAACAAATCCCTGGCACCCATCTAAATGATGATGGAACCCTTTACGAAATTACACAGGAGGAAGCAGATGCCTTTTTCTATCGTCAGTGCCTCATTGGGGATACTGTTGACAACTACAGTGGCTGTCCTAGCGTTGGACCGAAAACAGCAGAAAAACTCATACCCTTGGAGGGATTTACAGAAGCCTCCGCATGGAGAGTGGTAGTAGAGCAATATAAGAAAAAAGGTTTAAGTAAGGTGCAAGCCTTAAATCAAGCTAGGCTTGCTCGTATTCTTCGTAATACGGAGTACACCTTTAATGAAGTTCAACTATGGACACCACTAACCCTAGCTACTACGGATACGGAGAAGACGGAGTAGTTGAATGTATCGATTACATAGATAGTCACGCCTTCGATTTTCTTGAGGGTAACGTAATAAAATATGTTACTCGTTATGAAAATAAGAATGGACTAGAGGATCTTAAGAAAGCTAAATGGTATCTTGATCGTCTAATCCAGAGAGAAGAGAGAAAAATGAAGCCGCATGACTTATCTTTATATAATTCCCTTCTAGAAAATCCAAATGATGAAGAGCACCAACGCCCAAAAAGTCAAGCACTGGATGAGTGAAGCAGGTCAACTAAATGGCCTTGATTCTATAACTCACCATTCAACTGATGTGTTGGATCTTCAATGCAGTTTTATTGATGAAGAGTACAACGAATTAGTCCAAGCCTACGCTAACGGTAGGAGAGACGAAATCATCAAAGAAGCCGTAGATCTTATCTGGGTAAGCTATGGTTTATTACACCTTCTAGGCATAGATGCTGATGAAGCATTTGGAAGAGTGTACGCTTCTAACCAGACAAAAATACCTTTTGAATACGTAGACGGTAAGGTTCAAAAGGGTAAAAATTATCAACCTCCATCATTTTCAGACCTATGAAACTTAGAGAAGCTCCACTTAATCCTTCAATAGCAATAACTGGAAGGGTAGAGAGTTGGCTTGAGAACCCTACAAGACGTTATCCAGTGTCATGCACGGTTTTCGTGTGTCAGGACACAATGGATGAGCATAAAGACGGATTGGAAGGGTCGTTCTTATTTGCTAGTAAGGCTTTAAGGTATGGTGCTGGAGTTAGTATCCACCTTTCAAATCTAAGACCAAAAGGTACAAAGAATGAACATGGAATGGTCGCATCAGGTCCATGCGGATTCATGGAGATCTATAGCAAGTTCAACGAAATCCTTAGAAGAGGTGGTACCTACAGAAATGGTGCGATTGTTAATCATTGTGATTACGACCATCCTGACATTATTGAGTTTATTAATTATGATCGGAGTCGAATACCTTGGGTTAAACGTTGCGTTAATGTTGATGAAAACGTAATCAATAAGCCTGACGTTCTCCACGCAATAATGGAGGGTGCTAGGAAAGGAGATATATGGATTGTTAAGAAGCAATACGATTCAGAAGGTGAAAGAATTTACCACAATGTATGTCAAGAAATATTACTTAAGAGTAGAGATACCTGTTTACTTTCTCACGTAAATTTAGGGATGACTAAGATTAATGAGATTGTTGATGCTTTTACAGATGGTATGAAATTCTTATGTGAACTTCATAAGAAAACAGGTGTAGATGAATCAGATATTTATGAGAAAAGAGATAACCAAGTAGGTCTTGGAGTATTAGGTTTATCAAACTTATTAGCTATTGAAGGTGTTACTTATGCTGAGTTTGTTGATTCATTAAGACGCTGGAATTTAGGAGTTAAGCGTTATGAATCAACTGCTGATGCAATTGTAGGTGCCATTGGAATCGGCTTCCTTAAGGCCGCAGAGGTCGCTAGGTCTTATGGTATGTCAAGAGCCTTTACAGTGGCTCCTACAGCCTCCTGTGCGTATCGCTATGTGGATAGAGAAGGTCACACCACCTCACCAGAAATTGCTCCTCCAATTAGTAGGGAAGTAGATCGTGATAGTTCTACTCTTGGGGTACATAATTATAAGTTCCATCCGAAGTGTGAAACATCACAAGAAGTAGGTTGGGATACTTTCTTTGAATTAAATGCAGAGTGGCAAGTTCTTATGGATAAAACCAGACTAGGACACGCAATCTCTATGAATTGGTGGAGTGATATGACTACTTTTGATAGGCAATTTATGTCAAGATGGTTAAATTCTCCGCTAAAGAGTCTATATTATTCTTTACAGGTAATGCCAGATACACAAGATAAAACAGACGCTTACGCTGCCCTTAGTGAAGTAGATGTTGACGAGTATCTGAATGAATTATTAGCTGATAAGCCAGAACCAACTTGCGATTGTGCAGAATGAGAAAACACCCATATCAGAAGCTTCTAGAAAGGAAGCGTACTTGGACACCTGTTCAAACTACTAAAGGAGAACTACGTCATGGATCAGAAGAAGCCATCTACCGTGCTCTTGCAATACGTCACATGGAATTACCAGTTGGCAATTTCATATCAGAAGCTCTCAAAGAGATTCCTGACTTATCTAGAGAACTTCTACAATCAAACGTAAAGGACGAAGAAAGACATGACCTTGCTCTTCATTTTGTCACTCAGGCTCATGGTGTTGATGAAAAAGCTGAGGCCGAAGCAATCCGCTTACGTGATGCGTGGATGGCTCACCCAGACCACACTATCCTTAAAGCATTGGTAGCTGAACGTGCAATCTTCTTTGTTATTCTGCCTTTCTTTAGGTTTAATGGCGATTCTGGTCTCCGAACGGTATCGGCTGATATTTCCAGAGACGAACAAATACACGTGGCCGCTAATAGCCTTGTATGTAACGAGTTGGGCTTATCTCCTAGTCAATCTTTGGATAAACTTAGGAAGGCCACAATTAACTGGATATTTGAACCCTTGAAAAATTCAGAAGAACGCTATCTGAATAAGAAGTTTTGGCTAGATCAGAGTGATAATCTGATGTATGCTGGAAAGGCAGAGGGTTTAAAAGATACACAAAGAGCTAGAATGCCAGCGTTCTTTGAGACCAGCAATTCAGATCTACCTAGCTATGCCTAACAAAAATTGGTTTGACAGACTTTTTAATCCTTATGATTTTGCTTATGCGTATGCAGAAGTAGATCCTGTTGTAGAGGATAAGAAGGAAGAGGAGGAACTATTCAAACAATTCTTTGAATTTAGGATTGGTAGGTTCTTTAGAAGAGCTACTAAATCTGTAAGTAAAGCAATAGGAGGTGCAGTTAAAGGTGTATCAAAAGCAGTTGATAAAACTGTTAACGTAGCTAAACAACCTTTCCAGTACGCAGTTAATAAAGGTATAGCTGGCTTTAAAGATGTAACTGGTATTACTGCTGCAGAAAACGAAGCTAAAAGAGCTACTAAAGAAGCTGAAGCTGAAGCTAAAAGAGCTACAGAAGAGTACAACAAGACTGCTACTGAGATAAACAAAAACATCAAGGAAAGAGAAGCCGCTTATAAACGTCAAGGAGAGGAAGGAAAAGCTAAGGTATCTGCAGCTCAATCAGCAGCCTCTGCAGCAGCAGCTTCTAGAGAAAAGGCAGCAAAAGAAGGTAAAGCTAAAGTTGCTTACGCTACTAAACAAAGAGAAGCTACAATTTCTAAAATACAACAACAGAAATTAAGAGATGCAGCAGCAGCAGCAGCTAAAGCTAAATTAGTAAAGCCTAAATCAGCAGGTCAGCCAGGAATTGCTGGTACTACTGTTAAATCTGTAAGTGG